TCAATAGACACAACAGCTACTTCAGCTAATACAACATCTGGTTTTAGTATCTCTACATATACTGGAAATGGCACAGCTGGTGCAACTATTGGACATGGTTTAGGTGCTGTGCCAAAAGCTTTTTTTATAAAACGATTAGAAAATAATGATGCAATGAATATGTATAATGAAAGTTTAGGTAATGGTAAAACTTTAAGACTTGATAGAACTAATGCAGTTTATACAGATTCTTCTTTTTATAACGATACTTCTCCTACCTCTAGTCTTATTACTTTAGGAGATGAAAGTGGATTTAATGGTGATGGTAGCACATATGTTATTTATGTTGTAGTAGAAAAACAAGGATTTTCAAAAGTTGGAGCATACACAGGAAACGGAAATGCTGATGGGACCTTTGTCTATACCGGTTTCAGACCAGCTTGGGTTATGATAAAACGAACTGATGGTGCTAATGGTTGGTTTATTAGTGATGATCAAAGAGTTGGTTTTAATAGTTCAACAACTAATTCTGCAACTTTAGGAAATGTTGAATTAAATGTTAATACTAGCAGAACAGAAGCCGAAGGAAATACAAATATTATGGATATATTTTCTAATGGTTTTAAAATGCATGGAACAGGAAATGATACTAATGGTTCTGGTTCAAATTACATCACCATGGCTTTCGCTTCCAATCCATTCACAACATCAACAGGAGTGCCTACAACGGCAAGATAATTATGCTTCAAAAAGTAAACTTTCAACCTGGATTTAATAAACAAGTCACATCAACTGGTGGGGAAAGTCAATGGGTTAATGGAGACAACGTTAGATTTAGATACGGTTCACCTGAAAAAATAGGGGGCTGGGCTCAATTAGGATCAGTTGATATTACAGGTCGTAACACAGCAATTCATCATTTTATAAATACCAATGGTATTAAGTATGCAGCACTTGGCACTAATAGAATTTTATACGCATACTCTGGAGGTATCTTTTATGATATTACTCCTCTTAAAAGTACAACTACATTAACATCTGCATTTACTACAACTAATGGATCAGCAACTGTAACATTAACTTTTGCATCAGCACATAATATTAATAAAGGCGATATTGTTTTATTAGATGCTTTTAGTTCAGCAACCAATTCTGGTTTTTCAGCATCTACGTTTGACGATAATAAATTTATGGTTGCAACCGTTCCTACAACTACAACAATTACAATTACAGTAGGCTCAACAGAATCAGGTTCAGGTGCAAGCACATCGGGTGGTATTAGAGTTAAACATTATTATTCAATAGGACCTGCGCAAGAAGTTGCATCAACAGGTTTTGGTCTTGGTCAATGGGGTGGTACACAATCAGGACAATTTACATCAACACTTTCATCAGCAATTAATACATCAGTCACAAGTTTAACAATGGCAAGTTCTACATCTTTTCCATCATCTGGAACTGTTCTTATAGACAATGAATTAATAACTTACACAGCAAACAGTAGTAATTCTTTAACTGGATTAACAAGAGGAGCAAGCGGTACAGCCGCTGCATCACACTCATCTGGAGCAACAGTACAAGATGCATCAAATTACGCGGGTTGGAACACAGCAGTGTCAGGTGACGTTATAACAGATCCAGGTTTATGGTCATTAGATAACTTTGGTAATAAATTAATTGCAACTATTTTTAATGGAGAAACTTTTGAATGGGATTCTGATCCAACAGCTGCAACGGATACTAGAGCAACTTTAGTTACAGGTGCACCAACGGCTTCAAGATTTAGTTTAGTTTCAACTCCTGATAGACACTTAATTTTCTTTGGAGCAGAGACAACTATTGGAGATAAAACAACACAAGATGAAATGTTTATAAGATTCTCGTCTCAAGAAGATATTAATACATATACGCCAACATCAACCAACACCGCAGGTACACAAAGACTTGCCGATGGATCAAGAATTGTTGGAGCGTTAAGAGGTAGAGATTCTATTTATGTTTGGACAGATACCGCTTTATTTGTAATGCGATTTGTAGGTCCTCCATTTACTTTCTCATTTCAACAAGTAGGAACTAACTGTGGATTGATTGGTAAAAATGCAGCCGTTGAAGTAGATGGTGCTGCATATTGGATGTCAGAAAATGGTTTCTTTAGATACTCTGGTAAACTAGATTCATTACCTTGTTTGGTAGAAGATTTTGTGTTTGATGATATTAATACAATTCCTAAACAACATATTACAGCAGGTTTAAATAACTTGTTTGGTGAAATTATTTGGTTCTACCCTAACTCAGGTTCTGGTGTAGTTAATAGAATGGTTGCTTACAATTATCTAGACTCAAGCAGCGAGCGGCCGGTATGGACAACAGGTACATTAGCTAGAACCTCGTGGAAAGATTCTTCTGTTTTTGGTAAACCTCATGCAACCGCTTATGATTCAAGTGGTACAACTGCTACAACAGATACTAATTATGTTTATGGAAACACTGAAGGGGTGACAACTTATTATGAACATGAGACAGGATTAAACCAAGTTAAAGAAGGAGCCATTACTGCAATCACAGCAAGTATTGAATCTGGAGATTTTGATATTGGTGCTCAAGGTGGAATACAAAATGGTGATGGTGAATTTATGATGAAAGTTAGAAGAGTTATACCAGACTTTTTAGCACAAACAGGTGACGCTAGAGTTACATTAAATTTAAAAGATTTTCCAAACGACACTGCAGCAAGTTCTTCATTAGGTCCATTTACAGTGACATCAGGTACACAAAAAATAGATACCCGTGCAAGAGCAAGATCTGTTTCATTAAAAATAGATAACACAGGCTTAAGTCAGTTTTGGAAACTAGGTACATTTAGATTAGACTACCAACCGGATGGAAGAAGATAATGGCTGGACTATTGGATTTAATAAATGCAAATGTAAATTACACTAAATCAGGTAAACAAGATATTGCTAATACCCCTTTAAATATTGACTCCGAAACTTTAAATTTAATATTAGGTTTAAAAATACCTGTGTCAGAAAAAATAAATATGATAACAAGTTTTCAACGTAATAAAGTTAGGGATCAAATAGGTTTGGGTGATCAAGAAGTATTTGTTGGTGAGGGTGGAAATAGAAAACGTATGATTGGAGCAGAATATAACCCAAAAGGTCAAGGTTTTAGTGGACTTATAATGAAAGACATTGACAGTGGAGATACTGAAGGTCGAATTGAATATAACAAAACAGTAGATTTTAATAAAATGTTAAGTAATTTTATGAGAAGAAGATAATGGCTAGAATTGTACAATCCCTTACACAACCGGATCAAGAATATGATCAACAAACACAACAATCTTTTGTTAGAGATGTTGATAGTATAGTACAAAAATTAAACACAACCTTTCAACAAGACTTGAAAGACGAATCAGAAGCGGAGGCTTATTTCTTTGGCTAATTCATTTGTAAATAAAAAAGTAGATTTAACTAGCACAGCAGCTACAACACTGTATACAGTACCTAGTGCTACAACGGCTATTATAAAATCTATATTAGTATCAGAAGATTCTGGTAATGCAGACACGTTAACAGTCACTGTTACAGATGCGGCAGCAGCTGTATTTAGTGTATTTAAAACTAAAGCAGTGTCAGCAAATGCAACAATAGAACTACTTACAGCGCCCTTGATTTTACAGGAAAGTGAAATACTAAAGGTGACTGCGGCAACAGCCAATAGACTACATGTAATCCTCTCGGCGCTCGAATCTAAGCCAAGAGAAGTTACAACATAGTCTTGATTTACCTTGTAAAAAGAGGTAATAATATAAACTCAGGTAGAATCCCTGCTTTAATTAACGGATAAAAATTTATGATGACAAGAGCGCAAATGCGTAGACAACTATATAATAATGGTGGGATATCTAGTCTTAGACAAAGCTATGGTGTTGGTAGTTGGGTTAAAGAAAAAATTAGAAAAATTATTCCAAATGAACTAGCAGATCTTGCAGTTAAAGCTGCACCGTTTGTTGCTATGATTCCA